TGCAATGCAGATAATGTTACATTTGATATTAAGGGTTATAAATTAATTGAACCTGATCTTCGCGTTATACACGGTGACGCCCAAGATATAATTTCTGCGTGTTGTGATACAGTCGTGTTTTGGGTTGAATCTTGTTACGCAGCATGGAAAACAAAGAGTTTTACTCCCTTTTTAATTGGCAACACAGATGCTTCAAATTTAGATATGGAGTATCATGAACTTGTCCGTTTTTGGGATCTTGCGCGCAACGGAAATTTGTTAGGCATGCATGGAGTGACTGATGCTGAATTTGTGTCGCGCCTTGAAAATATGGCGACTAAATTACGCAGAGTTATACCCACATTGCGTGGGCTTGACAAGCAGGTTGTTGAGAGGAAGTTTACGAACATTCTTTCTATTATTAACGATCATTCTATTTCCAAGATGGCGGCAGGTTATAGGCGTGCCCCATTTGCTATAGAATTTTTTGGACCTAGTAGTCAAGGTAAGACCTTTTGTGCCGAACAAGTGACTGCGGCATTATTTGCTTCAGCTGGTATTGACAATTCAAAAGGGAAGAAGTTCATGTTTGACTCTTCAAAGAAACATTGGGATGGCGCTCGTTCAGACATTAACCATTTTATTATTAATGATCATGGAAATGTCAGATCTGATTTTGTGGAAGTTTCTCCTTGTGATGCTATCCAAAAAATTTGTGATAACGCTCCATGCGTTGCACCAATGGCGGATTTAGCTCGCAAGGAAAAAACGTGGCTTGAACCTGAATTGGTTACAGTAACGACCAATGTCAAGGATCTAGATGCTAGATTATATTCTAATTGTCCATATTCTATTCAAAGACGTATGCACGTTGTCATAGATGTTTTTGCGAAGATGGAATTTCAACGTGTTAAGGATGGTGTGTGTTTGGGATTAGATTCCAATAAGGTACTGGAGAAATATACAATTGATGGCCAATTTGTTCCGCCTCCTTTTGATGATGTGTGGGAACTGACATTGTCAGTTGCTGTTCCTCCCGCCAATCTTAAGACTGGTGCTTCATATCGTGTCATTGAATGGAATGGTATCAAAATGGAACGTGTGGATATGTGTACTGCGGTTAATTACTGTATTGAAATGTTTCACAAGCATCGACGCGAGCAATTTGAACTGGTTAGCTTGCAGGATGCGCGTTCCAGTGACATTGAGTTATGCGGAGTTGATGGATGCGTACAGATTAAGAGTTATTGCCTTAAACATAATTGTTTGGGTAAATATACTTTTGATATTAGGAAAGATGGTACAGAAAGTTGCCATATGATATTGGGCAATGATCACAATTTCGACAGCCATAGCAATGAGGAGAATGATTATGCACTTGGGAAACGCGCAAGAAATGCTTGTCAGCAGGTTGGCAATTTGTTCCATGATAAAATCGTAGGTGATGCTCGACGATCTGCCGAATTTTTGGAGACCACAGTTTCTGCCGGAATTTTATTTGCGGCTAGAGCATTTATTCGACGTTTTGATTGGATTACTATTATACCCACCAATTGGGTGTACAACTGCCATTTGCAAAAACTTTTTATGCTTTGTGAGGCACGAAAGTTGCGTGATACTTATATCAAGAAGACTGTATTACAATGGTCAGCTTTAGGTGCTTTTGGAATTTTGTCTAAGAGTGCTACGAAAATTAATAAATGCGTAACTTTAGGTGCTATGGGCTTAGGACTTGGATTTTGCGCAGTAAGGCAATCCCATATGGTTAAGATCGTGAAAGAAAGTTACGTTTCAGAATTGGCTGAACGAAATACATTACATCCGATGCTTCAAGATATTCGGGATAAGCATTTGGCGCGTGTTTTGAAGGCCTCTGCCATAATGGGTGTTGCGTATACTTTGGCCAAATTGTATAAACGGTGGAGAACTCTTGAACCTCAAGGGTCTTTGGAGCCCAAAAGTATTGAAGATATAGCTCAACGAGATAGTGAAGATAATGTGTGGTCTGGAGTTGCAGCTCGAAAACTTCCATTGACTCATAAATCTTTCTTAAGTTGCCAGTCACACTTGAGGGACATTATTGAGAAAAATTTGGTCTATGGCACTGTTGAGTCAGGGGAAAAGAAACTCATGGTGAATGGATTATTTCTTCGTTCAAACGTGGTGTTGGTTCCCAATCATTATTTTGACGGGCAAGAGGAATTGCGAGTTATTTTCCGCAAAGAAAATCCCGATCATTGTGGTGGAAAGTTCACCACGCAGTTGCATGTGAAATCATCAGTGTTAATTCCTGATACGGATATGCGTGTATGTTATTCACCTAATGGAGGGTCCTTCAAGGATATTGTTGATTATTTCCCTTTAGATCATTTTCCTTCTCACAATTTTGAGATGATTTATCGTCTCAAAGATGGTAGCGTGAAGACCATGGAAGGTAAAACACGTCCAAAACGAGTTCAAACTGTGGTTTCTTTTCAGGGTGGAGTTTATGAAACCCTGAGCGATAACACTTTTGCTGGATTGTGTGGTGCAGTTTTGATTTCTCGCGGAGCCCATGGAGCAATTACTGGTCTTCATCTTGGTGGTCATGCTGGTACTCCTAAAGGTTGTTATGGATCTTTTGTGAGGCAAGAATTGTTGACCGCCATCGAACAGTTGGATCGAATGACGGCAGTTCTTTTATCAGGAACTGCTGAAAGTTTTCCCGCCCAGGTGCTTGGAGTGAGCATAATTGGGGAGAGTGAGATTCATAAAAAGAATCCCATAAAATTTATGCCCGAAGGATCACAAATTGAGTATTATGGATCTTGCCCCGGAAAAACAAAGGCCGTTTCGCGCGTAAAGGTCACGCCAATTAGCCATTTGGTTACGGATGTATGTGGGATCCCTAATAAGTGGGGGCCTCCTAAAATGAGTCCTGATTGGTTTGGTTGGCAGACTTGTTTAGCCAATTTATCTGAGCCAGGGGAACCATTTCCCCACGATTTGATATCACGTGCTGTTGAAGATTACAAGAAACCCATTGTTGCATTATTTGACAGTGAGTTGTGGAATGGTGCTTCTCCGATGAATGACAAAGAAAATATTAATGGTGTGCCGGGTGTAAAGTTTCTTGATGCGATTAAAATTGGCACTTCTATTGGTTTTCCTTTGTCTGGGCCTAAAAGTGATCATATGTTGGATGTTGATGTTTTTGACTCCAACGGATTGTTGGATAGGAAGTTCACTGAAGACATTAACTTGGAGATTGCGCGTTGTGAGGCGGCGTATTTGCGCGGTGAAAGGGCTTACGCAGTCGCAAAAGCGTGTAAAAAGGATGAGATACTTGCCAAGGAGAAATGCCGCATATTTTATGGAAATTCGATTGCATTAACGTTTTTGGTGAGGAGATATTTCTTGCCACTTGTGCGTGTATTGATGATGAATCCATTGAAATCTGAGTGCGCAGTTGGAATTAACTCTCACGGACCAGAATGGGACCAAATGATGAGGTATTTACGTTCCAAAAATCAAGATAAGTTTTTGGCGGGAGACTATAGTAAGTTTGATCAAAAATTGCCCGCTCAAGTATTGTTTGCAGGTTTGCGCATATTGATTGATTGTGCATGTAGATGTCCAAATTACACAGCCAATGATATACGTGCGATGAAAGCCATGGCTGGAGATTTGGTGTATTCAGTAATTGCCTTTGATGGTAACTTAATTGGTCTGACGAGTGGAGGGCACATTAGTGGTAATCCACTGACCGCGGTGTTGAACAGCATTTGTAATAGTTTGAATATGCGGTGTTGTTTCTTTACAATCTACCCAGAGGCACGGGATTTTCGTGAAGCTTGTGCATTGATCACGTATGGTGATGATAATGCTGGTTCAGTTGATCCACAATATTCTGACTTCAATATTAAGAAATGTTCTGAGGTGTTAGCTAGGTATGGCCAGGTTTACACAATGCCTGATAAAGAGAGTGAGATGGTTGATTTTATATCCGTTGATGATCTTGAATTTTTGAAACGGAAAACGGTCTACCATCCTGCGTTAGGTTGCGAAGTTGGTGCATTGTCGGAGGATTCATGTTTTAAAATGTTGCATTGTTTTTTACGTGAGAAAAATTCACCTTTGTCTGAGGTGGAAGCTTGCGCATTGAATATTGACACTGCATTAATGGAGTGGTTCAATCATGGACAAGCTATATATGAGAAGCGTCGGGACGAGATGAAAGATGTGGCCCGGTTAGCTAAATTAACAAATTTGTGTACACAATTGCATGTTACATATCAAGATAAAGTTGATCAGTGGCACGAGAGGTATGATCCTCATTCTGGTGAGGAAGAGGAGTTGCCAATTCGACCATTATACGTTAAAGCTTTTACTGATATTCCATTGACTGCTGTATCAATGGACGCCCCACTCATACATAATATGGTTGGGGAAGTTGATTTGATCTTTATGTCTACTCATATGGGTGTCCACCACATGTTGTTTCTGGAGATTAAAGATTCATTGTTAGCATCAGCAAGGAGCAAGGGTCGCAAGCAATTGCGTAGATTGTGCTACGCAGCGGCGGTATTGAATCCATCAATATCATATGCCGGTGTTTTGTTGTCCCCTCAGGGTTATGAACCTGTGACCATGTCTGGGCATGATGGTTATTGGGAGGATATACGTTTACCCTTTTCGATGTGGCGTGACGTAAGAGAGTATGAGAATGCTGCAAGATTGAGGGCGTATGGGTTTTAATTTGCCCCGCCTTTAGAATGGCGTTAAATTAATCTCCCAGTTTCAAATCTGATGGTAAGCAAAATTGTCTTGTGTTATTGGATACCACAGTTTTCAGAGTGACTATTTGAAATTGTAGGCTTGACACAAGATTTTTGGGTGATAAAGAATCACTTAAGTCGCACCCCACCCTCGATAGTCGATAGAGGTGATGGGTTAAATAATTTGACTAACAAAAA